GGTCATGGCGCAGGAACTTGGACGCCTGCTCCTGATCGGAGACGTCGATGCCCGCGAAGGAGAGCAGCGGGTCGATGAAGACGATGTCGGCGCGTTGGTCGATGATGAGCTGACGCAAGGCGGCGGTGAAGGTCGTGCCGGTGCTGACGGTGTCGCGGTAGATGGCGAGGTGATCGCGGAGGGTGGCCTTCTCGTCGCTGTCGAGGTAGGCCCCGGCGATGACGTCCTGCAAGGCCTCGGAGATATCGCCCGCGTCATTCTCAGCCTGGAGCACGACGGCTCGTAGGGGCTTGGCAGGCTTGATGCCGAAGAAGTCACGGCCTGTGCACCAATGGACGGCGGCCTGCATCATCAGGGACGACTTGCCGGTGCCCGACTGGCCGACGATGAGCATGGACCCGCCCTTGCATAGCCAACGGTTAGACCCAAGGACGCAGGTAGGGTCTTCCTTGCGCTTGAAGGACATGAGCGCGTCGAAGTCCATGCGCGTCGGACCAGATACCTTCTTCCCCCTATTGCCTGCCTTGAGTGAGCCCTCGGTGAAGGCGACCAGGGCTTCGGGGTCGGCGTCTTCCTCGTGGGCGTGGGCGAGCAGGCGGGACGCGGTGAGGCTGATCTGGCGGAGGGCGGCCTTGCGCTTGATGAGGTCGGCCCAGCCCGGGTTGAGCAGGGACGAGCCGACGGTCGTCGTCAGTTCGGAGATGTAGTGGGCTTCGGCCGTGGACTTGGCCTCGCGCAGCTTGTTGGTCACGACCAGTTCGTCTGGCGGCGTGCCGGCGTCGGCGAGGGCCTTGATGCAGGCGGCCGTGTCTTGGTGCTTCGGTTCGTGAAAGTCCGAAGGGAGCAGGCCTTCGGGGAGAGGGAGAGCATCGCGCAGGAGGACGCCGAGGAGGTGGCGTTCCGCGTCGATGGCGGATGGGAGAGGCATAGGGAGGGAGGTGGGGTTTGCCGATGTGCGTCGGCTTGGTCAAATGTTTTACCGCTTACGGATTGGCGGGCCGTAGTGGTCGACGGTGCGTAGGCGGTTGCTCTTGCCGATGAGGACGCGGTAGCGGGCCTTGACCAGAGCGCCGATGTCCATGGCCTTCTTGATGTAGATGGAGGCGGTGTGGCCGGCCTTGAGTTTCCATTTGGCCGCCCACTGATCGCGGGTGAGGTAACCCTTGGGGGGCTTCACGGCGCTGCGGTTAATCTCGGCCATGACGGCGAGGAGGACCGGGTCGTTGCCGACGCGGGTGTAGAGCATTCGCTTGCGGGACTTGGCCATGAGCTTAGGGGGTGAAGGTCTTGAGGTCTTTCGTCCAAATCCACTGGTCGCCCATCTTGTGGACGAGCCATGCCTTGTAATCTCCGCCGGCGGTTATAAAGCCGGCGACCCAGCCTGAGCCCCATCGAGCTGAGGCAAGGCGCTGGGCGCTGTAGGTCATGTCCTCCTTGCGGCAGAGACAGCCGGCGGAGAAGGCGTTTCCGCCGCCGTGCTTCGTCAGGGCGATGCTCGCCAGGTTGTGGGTGTGGCCGTGGATTAGAGCGCCTCCGAAGGGGCTGTAATGGAGCCCCTGGACAACGGTGGCATTGGCTCCGTGTGCGTATCCGTGTATCATCGCTATCGGGCCGAGACGGAAGACGCCGCGGTCGGCGTGGTAGGGCAGGATGGTCTTGGCTCCGCATTTGCGTGCGTGGGCGTTGATGTGGTCCTTCACGCCTTGGCAGTAGTCGCGGACGAGGGCGGAGCCGGAGCCCTGGGCGAAGTCGAGCCTATGCTCGTGGTTTCCCCATAACCATACATTGGGTCTCCAACGGTCGAAAAATTGTTTCCCCTCATCCAGATCGGCCTGAAGGGATTCAGCGCCTTCCTTGTCCGTGCCGACGCCCTTACGCAGGGAGCGGAAGTCGTACTGATCTCCACCGGCAATCTTGAGGACGCTGCTCCCGCCGAAGTCCTTCGTGAACTCGTAGAGCGCGGCCAAGGCCTCGGGGTCGGCCATGTCGCCATGACTGTCGGAGGCGTAGATGAACTTGGTCAGCTTGCTCATTTGGTCAGGTGGGGAATGGGTTTGCCGGCGTCGTAGGCCGCGAGCATCTCGTCGCGGTGACGGCGGGCGGTCTCCAGGTCTTTGCCCAGGTTGTGGACGATGTCGGTCTTGCGCCGGCGGATGCGAAGCCACCAGCAATCGCCCTGCTTCTGTAGGTGGTGGTTAGGGTTGTCGGTCTTGATGAAGGCGGGCTGGTCCTTTCGCCCGGTGCGGGTATACTTGGGACAGGCGAGGAGGAAGGCCACGCGCTCGGCGGAGATGCCGATGCCCTTGGCCCATGCGATGGTCTCCTCCATGGACATGGGCTCTTCCACGATCAGAGATTCCACGTCTTGGCCAGATGACGCCCTTCGGCGAGGATGCACTGGCGGGAGTTAGGCGCGAAGACGAACTCCTGGTCGAAGGAGTGGAACTGCTTAATCTCGCAGATGCTGTCGAGCTCCTCGTCGTTCGCGGGGCCGATGCCGGCCGTGGAGACGTAGACGGTGCGGACCTTCCAGCCGAGGTTCCAGAGGATGGACTGGGACACCCGCAGCTCGTTGATATAGCGCCAGTCGGAAACGACGACCGTTTCGGGGGCGACCTCATCGGGGCCCATCTGGATCGGGACGAAGTGGGCGAGGTTCTCGGCGAAGACGTCCGGGTTGAGGGAGCGGGCGAACTTGCCCAGGGTGACGAGCACGTCCCGATGTTTCACCTTGAACGGCTCCGAGTGGAAGTCCCCCTCTAGGTTAAGGCTCCACATGAAGTCGTTCGCGGCGTCCTTGAGGTGAGCGGCGAAGGACGTCTTGCGCGAAGGACGGCGGGACCATTCAAGGATGCCTTCCGCGAGGGTGTCCTTCCCCGCCCTTGCGAAGCCGGAGATCAGGACAAGGGTCGGGGCGGACATGGGTTCCATTAGGCGGCGGTCTCGTTGGCCTTGCGGATGGCCTTGGCGAGGCGCGCGGCGATGCGGGTCTGGCGGCCTGACATCTTCACCTTGCGCCTGACGCGGCGGAGTTTGATGTCGGGGTTCTTTAGCAAAGCGTCGATGAGGGCTTCCCGCAGCTTGATGTGGTTGTCCATCAGAAGGGCGGGTTCTCAGGGGTGGGCTCGGCGACCGTGGGCTTCTGGGAGCCCTTAGGGTAGACGAACTTGTAAGACCAGACGGGCTCGCCGTTGTAGACCTTAGGATTGCCGGCCTTGTCCTTAGCCTGGGAGACTTCGACTCCGATGAGGCAAGTCTTGCCGCAGGCCGGGTCGAGGTACTGGAGAAACTCTGCCGGCGTTGCGTCCATCCTGATCTCGTTGGTGAAGTTGTTGGAGAACTTCCCGACCAACATCGCGAGGGGCTTGCCGTACTGCGTCGAGAAGTTTTTCCAGAGGCAGTTGCCCTTGTCGTCGAGGAAGAAGAGGCGGCAGGAGGCCGTGCCGTCTTCCCAGACCTTGACCTTGTCGGTCCCCTTGGGGCGGATGAGCTTGAGTTTGTACGTCCCGCTCTGGCTGATCGTGGTGAGGGGGGCTTTGTCGTTGTTGGGTTCCATGTTAGGCATTGGGAAAGTTAGCGATGCATTGACGGACCGCCTTGAGGTTGAAGCGCTTCGTAACGACGTGACCGACGGCGAACTTGAAGGCCTCGGAATAGGAGTCGGAGTCAAACCAGGCTTCGGCCTTGGTCGATGCCCGGAAGGGCCACGGCTCAATGTAGAACGGGTGAATCGTGCGGACAGATAGGTCGGCGAACTGGGTCACCTCCTCCCACGTCACGTCGGCGTGGCCGGCCTTGTTAGCGATGCCACGCTCGTTGACGATCCAGTCGCGGTTCTCGAACCAGGTCGGAACCTTGAGGGTCTTGTCGGGTAGGTTTACCATGTTAGGCGAAGTTGATAGGGGCGGCGGTGGTCGTGGACTTGATGTCGATGACCTGGACCTCCTGCGGGTAGGACGGCCAAACGCCCGTGGCGCTGCATTCCTTGTAGAGGGTGATGGCCTTCTCGAAATCGGCGACGGCGTAGGACATCAGCTCAGGGCCGACCTCCGCAATCGCCCACGAGAACGGGGCTTCCTTCTCGACGAATAAAAATCGGAAACCGAGAGGGCGTTTGCCCGTGGCGAGCTCGTAGACCAGGCGATACCAATAGGCCTGCAGGTTGTAGCGATATGATCGGATGCTCTTGAGCATACCAGCGGGAGTCGCTTCACCGGCGCCTGTGGTCTTGATGTCCCAGAGGTAGTCGCCAGCCACGCCGTCGATGGCGGCCTTGAGCGGGACGCCGCAGTAGTCGACATGGTACATGACTTCGGTCGCGTCGAAGACGACGCCGTGGGTCTTCAGCGCTTGGCGGGCGGACGCGGCGACGAGATGGCCGAGAGCGGACTCCTCATAGTCGAGGATGGTCTTGCCGGCGTTGGCCGTGACGAACTCGCTCCAGATAGCCTTTCCCTCTTTAGTCCGCCGATCACAATCCGGGGCGGTGACGTAGAGGTCGTCGAGCGTCTTCGGTTCAAGGACGGCCGAGTGAACGAACGTGCCGAACTTGAGCGCCTTGGTCTCTTCCTGGGGCGTGTTGATGTAGGCCTGATAGTGGGCAGGCGAATTGCCGACGAGGACTTTCGCGGCGGACTGGTTCAGCGCCGGGAAGGCGCGGTACTCTTTGCGGTCGTGGATTTGGGGCATGGTGTGCGTTTGGGGGAAAGGGTCAGAGGGCGGCGTCGTCTTCGCTCGGGTTGTGCTCTTCGACGTGCGCCGAAAGGAGGTTGCAAAGGTCGATGGCGTTGTCTGCAGCGAGGGCGATGCGGTCGAGCTGATTGCGGAGGACGCGCTCATGGGCGATGACGGCCTTGATGCGGTCATAGATCGGTTTGACGTGATAGGCCTCCTCGATCTTGTCGGCGTCCAGGGCGTCGAGCTCGTTGTTGACGGCGATGATGGACTCGGCGAGCGCGTTGGCGTCACCGGCGATGCCCTCAAAGGAGTTTGGGCGCAGGGTGGCCAGTTCGCCGGCTAGTTGCGTCAGGAGGTTCCTGAGGTATTCGCGGTTCGTCATTTGGTGAAGGTAAGTTCTTTGACTTCGCCGTTCGGTGCGAGCGTAAAGAATCGGACGACGGAGCGGGAGAAGGACGGGTAGGTCTTGCGCTTCCAGGCGTTGAGGTCGGTCAGGAAGTCGGCGTGCTTGCGGGCGGTGAACTCGACGTACGGGAAGCCGTCCAGGAAGAGGAGCAGGGCGTATTGCCTCGGGACGGTGGCCGCGATCTTCTCGATGCCTTTGGGCACGTCAGCCATTGTTGCGGGCCTCCTGCCATTCCTCGACGGCGTCCACCAGTTCGGACGGGTCGATGCGCTTGGCATGGCGGATGCAGTACCAGAGTTGGTCGCCGGCCTCGCGCATTCCCTCCAGGCGTTCCTCCAGCTGCTTGATGCGGGCGTCCTTGGCCGCGAGGAGGTTCTGGCCGTGCAAGGCCCCCATGGCGGCGGAGATGGGGTCGAAGGGGTCGAAGGGCTTAGGGTCGCTCATTTGGTCAGGGGGCGAGGGGTGGGGGAGAAGGCAGGGGCGGACTGGGAAACGGCCGCAGAACGGAAGCCAGAGGCCGCCACGGCCCCATCGTCGTCGAGGTCCACGCTGATAGAGCAGGCGGTCTGGATGGACTGCCGGCGGATGTAGGTGATCGCGCCGCCAATCTTCTGGGCGTCGAGGCCCTCGGACTTGACCATGAGTCGGCCGAAGTCGAAGCGCTCGCCGGAGGTGTGTAGGAAGGCGGTCGAGACGCCGACCTTGCCCTCTTCGGAGATGAGCGTCTGGATCAGGGCGAGGTTGTGGTCGAGCAGGACGGGCTTGATGGCGTCTAGCAGCGCGTCGAGGGAGACGTAGCGGTTCTTGAAGCCCGGGTTGACCTTGTTGGCCTTGACGTTGTCGAGCTGCGCGAGAGCGGCGACCAGGTCGGCCGTCGCGGTGTTGGGGGATGTGGGTTCTTTAGGCATAGGGAAAGGGGAGGTCAGTCCTTGCGGATCAGGTCGCGGATGTCGGTCTTTCCGATGGACTCCTGGAGGACGGAGAGGGAGACCTGTCGGACCTTGCCGTCGATGACGATATTGTACGCGGGGCCGGAGGGCTTGAGCGTGCTGGTCAGGGGCTTGGCGAGGACGCCGTCGGGGAGCAGGATGTAGCGCGTGCCCGGGATGACCGCGTAGGCCTGAGCCTCGGGGATGTTCTTGATGGAGGTTTTCTTCATAGGTTGGGAAAGGTTACAAAAGAGGGGGAAGGGTCGAGTTATGTTAACTCAGTTGATGGCGCCACGCTGGGCGGCATCGTAAATCAGGACCGCGTCGGCGTTCCAGAGGGTGATATCGAGACGGCTGCCGTACAGTTCCAGCGCACGGGCTTTGATGTGGTTTTTCCAGCCCTTGCCGTGGTCCTTCTTCTTGCCCAGGGAGTGAGCGGCCTGCCACGATTGGGGCTTAACGCGGTGAATCTTCCAGCCCATGGCGACGGCGGCGCCGTAGATCATGCCGAAGTTCTGGGCGAGTCGGGCGATAGAGGCGGCGGGAATCTTCGGGCCGTAGCCGGCGGTGGAAGGCTCCTCAAGGAAGAGCTCGACGTCCTTTGCCTTCAGGGAGATGTCGGCGATATACTGAGCAACCTCAACATCGGTCGGAGGCATCTTGTCGGCGGTAATCTCAGGGTCGCCGGTCTTGGACCAGACGAACGCCCCGGACTGACCGGGGTCTACTGCTATGAGGATATGCGCCACAGGTCGAAACTTTCAACGGGTCAAAACCTTTTGCGAGCGGAATAAATTAGCCACGCGGAAGGCGTAGTCGTTCGCCCTAAAGTCTCGGCTGCGGGCCTCCGACCATCCGACGTTCCAGACGAGCGCCATCTGTTCGGGGGTCGGGTCGGTCATGCCGATGCGGTGGAAGTTCGCCCTGATCCAGCGGAGGTGCGAAGCGGCGACCATGTCCTGGGCGGTAGCGTCGCGCCACTTAGACCAGGGGAATGCGTAGTGGCCCTCGGCCTTGAGGCGGGCTGAGGCGTCGTCCCAAGCGGCCTTGCCGACCTGATACATGCCCCGCTCGCCGGCCTTGCCCACGGCCTTGCGGTTGTGCCCGGACTCGACCGCGGCGACGGCCTCAAGGAAGGCGGCGTCGGTCTTGGCCTGGGCGTTGAGCCCGAGGAGCAGCAGGGCGACGACGGAGAAGCGCTGGTTGAGGGTCATGGCTGCTTGCCCTCCTTGGCGGCGTTCCAGTCTTTGATGCTGGACGGAAGCGGGTCATCGGGGAAGAACTTACGACCAAGCGAGATGTAATGAAAGGCCAATAAGTCCCCGGCCTTGGTCAGCCGCTCGACCTTGGCTTGTAATTCCTTGTTAGGGATAAGGGTGCAATTGCAGAAGACCATGAGGTGCTCGACCTCGGCCTTGAGGCGGGCGTTCTCGGCAATAGTATCATCGAACAATGCTCGGTTGAACTGTGCGTGTAGTTCACTCACATCGACACGGAGGCTTGCCAGACGATACCGCTCGGCTTCGGC